TACGACGCCGAGCACTCGGTCTCAGGAGCGCTGACGATTAACGCAGGAACCGCAGAAAATATCACGACAAATATCAACCAAAGTTATATCCAGGAAACCGGCGGAGGGAGCACGACCGTCATCAATTCGGTAACGCTTTCCGTTCATGTGGACGACCAAGCCGGGAACGATCTCCAGAACGCCAATGTCTATATCCAGAAAACGACCCCGGACGTTTACACATCGACCGCAGCAAATCTGCAGGGCGACACCGACTTCGTGGTATCCGAAGCCCTGGCAGCCGACGTCCCGACATCGGGATGGCTAAAAGTCCACGACGTGAGCGAGGGGAAAGACCATTGGTATCGATACGCCAGCGTAAGCGGAGCCACCAAAACATTCACGCTGAACACAAAAGTCTCCGGGACATGCGAGGCGGGAGGGAGCGCCACGCTTTTGAACGATACCGGAATCGGCGCGATGGACGTCCTGGAGGGGGACACGATAAGGAACGAAACCGATGGGAGTTGGGCGATCATCCGGGAAGTCGATACCAACTCGGTCACGACCACCCCGCTGACCGGCGGGACATCAAACACATGGGCAACCGGCCAAACCTGGTCGGTCCATTCGCTGGCCGTACTTTACACGACATCGGATAAGGCATACACTCCGCTCATGAACGAGCGAACAGATTCGGGAGGGGACGCATCCGCGAGTTTTAATTATCAATCGTCCACCCCGATATTGATAAAAGTAAGGCATTCGCCGGAAGCCGGCACGAAATACGAAAATTTCTCCACAGGAGGGACGATCGGCTCTGGTGGTTTTTCTCTCGATGTAATTTTAAAAGAGGATGCGATAGCAACCTAACAGGAGGACAGAATGAGCGACACAATATTGGGTGGCGATTTCACGATTTATTACCTCGATGAAAACCGCCAAAAAAGAATCGAATGGACGGGATCCGCATCGGGATCCCGAACCATGAACGAATTGTACTCTGCCCTGCAGGAGCACTTTGATGAATCAATCCAATTGGACGACGGGGTCCCGATGTCCGCACAGACCCCGACCGAATACACGATTGGGATTATCGACACCGGGGACCTTGACCCCTGGTACATTTCCTATGAAACGATGGAGCACTTAACGGGAGGGGCCCTGAAGACAAACGGCTGGACGCATGCCGATGGCAGCGCCGTCGGGATTATCGTCGTCCCGGTCACCTCGAACAATATCGACGACACCGATATCGGCGACGGCGTCTCTGGAGCGACGACGGGCGACGGGACCTTGCTGGATGTTATCGAGGACGGCACGACCGATTATCTAGTCATCCGACCAGACACGAATGCAGCCGGCGACAATTTCACGACCGCCTCCCAGGTTATCAGTTGTGATAGCTCCGCGCACCAGGGAACTCAGACGCCGGCCTATTCCCACACCGGGGAACAGATATGGGCAAACCCGTATTCGATTGGAACGATCGAAGCCGATACCCATCTCTATCTTTATCGAGGAGCAATCGGGGATGACGAAAAAGCCCGGCTCTACTCAATCGTCGACAGCACCCAGGATTGGTGGGGAGATGGCCACATCGACATTTGCGTTTATTTAAAAGATTTCAAAACACAGAACTACGACACCATCGATGGCGGATACCTAACCTGTTTTGCGAGAAAAGGGACCACCCTATATGACAATTATGAGGTCGCCAATTCGACGACTTCTGGAGGAAGGAACCCGATCCCGCTGGCCACAGCCCCCGACCTCGACAACACGACCGGATACCGGCAGGTCACTTTCAGCGGGGACAATTGGGCAGCCGGCTGGAATGTAGGCGATGAATTCTCAGGCGACACATCCGGCGCCAGGGCAATTATTACGGCGATCACCAGCCCCGGGTCCACACAAACCGTCTTCTATTATCTCATCGATGACCCGCTGACCGATTTCCAAGCCAACGAAAATGTCACGAACGAGGATGACACCGGAACGGGAGATACAGACGGAACCGGCCCGACCGCAGCCGGCCCATCGCTGGCCAGTTGGTTCACCAGCAGCACGATTCCGACAACGACCTGGGGGAACACGACATACGACATCGATGACGACTCCACTGACGAGCACTATGCGGTAATCGTCGATTGCAAAAACAACCCGCTGAGCGAAGTCTATGAATGGCTGAAATACATAACCCGCAGGGGTGAAACCGGGACCACGAACACCGATGGAATCGAGGGCGAGCAATTCATCGGCGGGGAAGTTTACCTGAAATACACGACAGCCGTCGCTGGGGGGACGATCGACGAGGGCGACGATGTAGTGCAGGCCACAACCGGCGCCACAGGAGTCGTGGTATCGCACGACACGACCGATCACATTATTTTGCTGAGAAATATCCGGGGAGAATTTTCCACCGCCTACCAAGTGACCTCCCAGGACAATTCGGGATATATGACCCCCGATTTGGCAGCCGAAACCTTCTCGCCGAAAAAGCAGAGCCCGCTCGGGACCTTTGCCGGCGGGACCTTCTTCGGAGCCCGGGGAGTTTTGCTCTCGAATTGGCTCCCGGCCGATGAGAACAATTTTATTTTGACACCGATCGAGGGCGGGACCGTTGAACGGCCGACAGCCATCGAGATCGAGGTAACCAACCTAATCGGCGCAGCCGAAACCGAAACGGATTCGGACCGAGTGGCCGTTTTTAGGCTCACCGGATCCGGCGAAGGCATCGATAAGCAGGAGCACAATTGCGCTGGAGGGGAGGTCCCCGGCGCCACATCGATCGTGGTGGATTCCGCGATCAACCAGGACGTCCCGGGAAAGACAACCGGAGGGGTCCTGAGAATCCGGGACGTAGACGACGATAACAAGGAATACCGGATCCGATTTTCCTCCTGGGCAACCGCCACTTTCACGCTGGCCAATATCGATATCGCATCGGCAGCAGCCGGAACGAACACGACGACCGTCGTGACAACCGGAGGAGCGCTCGCCGGCGCCAAGCGAGGGGACCTGGTCTACAACCACGACCAAACGGCCGTCTCCTATGTTATCAGCGTAGACGACACGAACACCGTCACGATTTCGCCGGCGATCACCGGCCAGGATCCGGGCGATCACATCGAATTGAATTGCGTACCCATAACGATAGCCAGCAACGACGACCTCTATGTCCCGCTGATCGACCAACACGCCATCGCAGCGACCGCGAGCGTTTCCATCGTTTATGACGCCCCGATTTATTTCCGGGTTGTGGTCAGAAATTCGGAGAACAACACTCCAGGGGAGGGCCCGATTATCCCATTCACAACGAACGATTCGACATCGGGAACCGACCGATCGATAGCAACGATTCGAACCTTTGATACAATAAAATCATAACCAGGAGGGAAGATGAGCATAACGAGAAGCCCATCCGGGCTCTGGAGGATAGGTACGGCAAAACCGCTATTCAAGAGCAAGGCCGAGGCCGAAAAATTCTTCGCTCTTTTTAGGAAGAAACGCCTTCTCGATTCGGACGGCCAGGTTATTGCCGGGAAAGAGGGAAAATACAGAGAGGAGCTTCATGGCTATTTTCACGAAAAAAAAGCAGCCCCCAAAAACAAACCCTGAGATGTATGACCTGGAAGCGATGCGCCGGGCCCTGAAAAAGTGCGATGAGAATATCAAGGTTTTTGAGAAGGCCATCCAGGAGGAGCAATTGAGGAAAATCGAGTACCGGGAAATCATCAAGGTCCTCGAAGCCAAGCGCCTCTTGAAAGAGGAAATTCAGCCAAAGATAATACCGAGTTGAAAAAGGAAAGAGGATGAGCATAACGGTCCACCCTTTTTTGAGCCCCCGAATAATTGAGATCTCCGAGGACATAACAGAGATAACCGTCCAGGAGCTCGTCGACCAGATCCGCGATTGGGAGGACGACGCCGGCCTGTCTTATGACAAATTATTGGACGCGGAAGGAAAAGCCTCGCTGGGCGGAGGGAAAGCCGTCGGGATCACGATGATCCTGCAGAACGCCCGCGTCATGTTTGCAGCCCGGACCACTCCTCTGGAGCAAGGCACATGCACTACCGGGGACCCGAAGGGCAAAACCCTCCATGCGAGCGCCGGCCAATTTGGGGTAAGCGGGAGCGCGATTTATAACGGATGCACCGTCGTGAACGAAACGACCGGAGCGCTGGCCGTCGTGAATCTTGTGGTCTCGGACATCGAGCTCCGGCATTTTGCGCTCTCGGGAGGGAGCCGGGCCGATTGGCAAATAGGCGATTTATATACGATTTACCCGAACGTCCGATGTGTGATAAGCGGGGGAAATTTCGTCGCGGTCGACGAAAACGGCGCCGAATTGGATCCCATTCTTCCATCGACAAACACGCAGGCCGTCATCGAGAAGGACACCTCCGCAGCAATCGTGACCGCAGCCGGCGCCGGCGGGGATTGGAGCGATCCAGAGAAAGCGATGATCAGGGACGCCCTGGGAGTGACCGGATCCAAAACAACGGCGACGGGAGGACAACTCCAGACCCTGGCCTCGGCCCTCGAGCGCGTTTTGGGCCTGGTCCAGGAAAACTTTGTGATTAAAAATCAATCCTACACGCAGATCCAGGGCCAATACCATTTGACCGCAGCAACGATCAAAACCTACCCCACAGCCGTCGATGCCGGGAACGACACGAACGAGATCGCAGAATACGCCCTAACCGCAAGTTATGACGGGAACGGGAATTGCACAGAATATAAGGTGGTGCTGGTATGAGGGGGGACAGCCTAGCGACGAAAGGATGGATCCGCAGCGAGGGAATCGAGGTCGCCACAGCCGGCCGGATTTCACCAAGCCTGGCAATTTTGGTAAGATACGCCTGCAGAGATTTTATAGGATGGCTCGAGGAGCGAATAAACTTCACAGGACACACAGAGAGGTGCAGCCGATGAGCAGATCCAGGAGCTCGCGTTTACGCGCAGGCCAGGAGAGAAAGAATTGAGCAATAACGGCGGATGCCTGGAAGCCCAGGTGGAAACAAAAATAACAATTACCGCCAACCTAGAGGAAGGACGGGCATCTGCCGAATTAGAACAAAATCAAGGAATATCGGCAGCCATCGAGGAGCCGATGGAAATCATCGGCCGGCTCGGACGCTGCTGGCAAGAGGAGGCCCCATGAACCAGGACATCTTAATTTCTTTTGCTTTTTTCGGCGGGCTTTTTGGGCTCGGGTTTTTATTGGGATTCATTGTTGGGCGGATAACCTGTTCCTGCAGGAAGGCCCAGCGAAAGATCGACCGATACCGCCAGGAAACCGGCGCCGATAAACCGAACCTCCACGTTTGGGACCCGCTCGAGATCCCGGAGAAAAAAAAGGACGACACAACCCTCCCGATTAAACCGAAAACTTGCTGGAATTGCGCCCATTATACCGAGGAGGGGGAGGACAACACCGGCTGGTGCCTGGCGATGAAATGCAGGACTTCGCTGATCACAAAAGTCGTCTCGGCCCCATGCATCGCAACCGGCCGGAACCTTTTTGAGGAACGACCCGATGCTTGATATAAAAAGAGTTTCCATAGACCAGGTCGAACTTTGGGAGAAGAATCCCCGGAACATAAAGAAAAAGGACTTCGAGCGCCTAAAGGCACAGATCGAAAAACTCGGGATTTACAAGCCCATGATAGCCGTCGAGGAGGACGGAAAGTACATAATTTTGGGCGGGAACATGCGACTCCTGGCCTGCAAGGAATTGGGGCACAAGGAAGTCGAGATCTCAATCGTGACGGCCAAGACCGAAGCCGAGCGGATCGAAATTGCGCTATCCGATAATGACCGGGCCGGAGAATACGACGACCAGACCTTGGCCGAATTGATTTATAACGCCAAAGACGGAATCGACACCCAAATGTTCAAGATTGATGTGACCCGGCCGATATCGATCGAGGAGCTCCTCACCCATTACGGGCCCAAAATTGAGGGAGGGGACGAGGACCAGGTCCCGGCCGAGCAGCCCGATCCCGTATCGAAGCTCGGGGATCTTTATGAGCTCGGGCCCCACCGGATCCTCTGCGGGGACGCCACAAATCAAGATGATTACAAGCGCCTGCTCCAGGGCCGGGAAGCCGACATCATCTTCACCGACCCGCCATACAACGTAGCCTACCAGGGCGGGGAAACCGACAAATTCGGGCCCATCCTCGGCGACAACCAGAGCGAGGAGCAATTCGTGAAATTCACGCTGGCTTTTTTCGAGCGATTCCGGGAGAACATAAAGCCCGGCGGAGTTTTCTACGTTTGCTCGGGCTACACTTCTTACCCGATTTTCGTCTACGCAATCCGGGCCTGTGGCCTTGTTTTTTCGACGCCCATTATTTGGGTGAAAAACAACACCAGCCTCGGCTGGGGGGACTACCGCAAAAAACACGAAATGGTCCTCAAGGTCAAAAAAGGCCGGAAGAAAGCCCAGCCCATCCTATACGGCTGGAACCGGGGAAAGCACTATTTTATAGAGCACAGATTTGAAGCGGACGTGTGGGAGATAGCCCGAAGGGGATCCCAATCCATGCTCCACCCGACACAAAAACCCCTGGGCCTAATCCAACGGGCCCTGCGAAATTCATCCAAGCCCAACGAGCTCGTTTTGGATCCTTTCGCCGGATCCGGCTCCACCCTGATAGCAGCCGAGCGGGAAACCCGGGTCTGCTGCGCGATGGAGCTCGACCCGCGATTCATCGATGTGATGATACGCCGGTATGCAGCCCTTGGGGGAGCGACGGAGGAGGAAATCCGGGCAACCGTCCAGCGCCCGCAGGACCAGGCCAAATTGGAGCAGAAATCAGCCCCCAAAAAATCCACCGCGCCCAAAAAGAAAAAAGGAACAGGCGCAAAAGGCCGGATTGAGGGAAAACGCCCGAAGCCGGAGGGACGACCGCCCGTTCCTACCGCACCCCCTCCAGGACGCGCAAGGGGATATCAGCCGGACAAGGGCAGCCTAGACCCTGAAAATCCGCCCACAGGCGGATCAGGAGTACCGCCCAAATGACGCCCATAAGAATGGAGCCTCCAGAAGACCAGGACCTCTCCCCTCTTGCCCAGGCGATTTGGGACGAGGAGGAGTACCACTTCCCGGAACCCAAAAGGGGCCCGGAATATAACGAGATCCCAGCCCGGCCGAAGATAGCCCGAACCCTAGACCTGATTGAAGACGCGACGAGCAAGGGCCCGCGAGCAGCCGTCGCCTTTTCGGGCGGATCCGATTCCCTGGTTTTATTGGACCTCGTGGCAGAAACCAAGACCAGGCCCTTTATAATCTGGATAGACACGCAGATGGAATGGCCCGGATCCCGGGAATTTATAGAGCAGACGGTCGCCAAATATAACCTCCCGCTCCGAATAGCCCGCGCCGACCGCACCCCACAGGACCAATGGGCCCGATCCGGCTGGCCTATGCTCGGTAAACGCGCAGCCCGGGAATGGACCCAGCAACACGCCATCACCCGAGGATTTAAGATAAATGTATCCGAGTGCTGCAGGGCGATGAAGATCCAACCGGCCCGGCGCCTCACCAGAAATCTAGGCTGCTCCGTACAGATAACAGGACAACGCGGGCAGGCCGACGACAATGTCCGGGGCCTGAGAACCATGAAGGACGGCCCGCTCTTCTACCAAAAACGGGACCGCCTATGGATAGCCAACCCCCTAACCGGCTGGACCGATGCCGAGATCCGAGGATACATAGCCGACCGGAACCTACCAGAACACCCCGCAAAAATCCGGCGCGCCCACACCATAGGATGCATCTACTGCGGAGGAGGAAGCCAATACACCAACTCGGGACTTAGACACCTACGCCTCCTAGAGCCTAACCTTTGGTACGATTATATCTTTAAACAAGGCGCTGGCTTTATTATCTTATCTCTTAAACACAACAGACATATCCACGATATCCATAGAGCAGTGAACGAACTAGGGGGATTGGACACCCTGGCCAGGGAACGAGCCTGGGTCTTCGATTTTACCAGAAAAACCCCAATCAAAGGATATAACAAATGACTCCCCCCAAAACAAATAAACAACCAAAACGCGGAACCTTTAAACCAAAAGTCGAACCATCCACAGAATCAGAGGTCAAGGAAGTCCTAGATACCCTGGCCGAAGGACCAACCAATGACGCGTTTACGGCTGCCGAGATCATAACAAACAAGGAACTCGATGAGGAACAGAAACGACGAATGCTCCTATCCGAATGGGGAAGAAAGGGAGGACAAGTAACCGCTAAACGAAAAACAAAATGGAAACCAGAATTCGTTAATGTCGCACGAAAACTGGCCACAATCGGCGTCCCCGAGGGCGATATTGCTGCCTTATTTGGAGTCGATCGCAGAACCTTCTCGGGGTGGAAGCGAGCAAATCCGGCTCTCAAGACAGCCCTAAAAGAGGGGGACAGTCAGAAGCGAACGAACCTAATCATGCAGATGCAGATGAGCGCCGGCCAAGGAATCTTCCAGATGCAAATGTTCCTGGCAAAAAACTGGCTGGGGATGACAGATCGAATAGACCAGAGGACGACCGGCGGGATCGACATCACATATAAAAGCCATATACCCCAGGAAGCCGGCAAGCCGGGAGTGGATCCAGAGAGTAGGAAGGGAAAAACGGCCAAATTACAGGACCAAAATGGTAAATAGAGCAAAATCAACAACTTACACCGTTATACGGCGGAAAAAAAGTTTACATAATACATGTTATGCGACACAAAGTGAATTTTACCCCAGGGAATCAACGGGACGGTCGATGGGGTCCCCAGGACCTAGAGCAGCCCAGGGCCCGGGAAAAAAATGTCGAGGACTAGTCGATGAGGTCGGCGGGGCCTCGAGGACCGGCGCCCGGGAAAAGATAGTATCAGATGATATCAGAGGTAGTCGAGGAGCAGCCCCGGCCGGCAGGCCCCGGAGGGGTACCCCGGTTTTTTCCGTTTTGGGATTTGGCTTTCTGCGATTTGGTCATGAAATATATTATAAAAACAAAAGGGGAAAGACTTTTATAGACGGCCTAGCAGGGAAAGGGTTCTTTTTTCTTTTTTCGGGAGGGAGGATGAATCCTGGGGACGGGAAAAGTGGTGGACAAACAAGATGTAGCGAAGAAAGGCAGGGGACAGAAGGAAGGAATGCTGGGATCCCGGGTGTTTCAGGGGGGATTCCGGCGGAGGGGAGAAAAAGTGATTCCCCCCGAGAAATTGAGGGCCTGAGAGCGCGTGTGTGGGCCGAATGGGGAGGGATGAGGGGTCTAGGAAGGGGGAAATTGGGGGAGGAAGGCGGGCGGACGGCGTTTTTGGCTTTCTGCAGGGAAGGGGGACCGGGATGAGCGGAGCTCGGCGGATCCAGCAGGAAAAAGCGAGGGCCGGATGAAGCACAAAATCGCCTGGGCCCTGGTTTTTACATCCATCGCAATCCTGGCAGCCCTGCAGATTTTTCAGCCTTTCAAGAAAATGGAAATTGTGGCCGACAGCGAACTTGAATACGCGGGAGAGGATAAAGAGGGAGAGTCGTGGTATTGGGTTTTTAAAGAGGAAGCGAAGGATTGGATTGAAATTTTATGCAAAGCGACTCCGCTCGTGGCAACGATTTTGGCCTTTTTGCTGAAAGGGAAGGGGCCCCGTTTACGGCAAAATCCTGGAGGACAGCAAAATGGCGCATAAAGACAGACGGGCCCCGGTCATGGGGCAGATAACCGAGCTCGAGCAGAGGGAATGCAAGGATCTGGTCGACGGCCTCAAATTCGCAAAGGATATGGAACCGCTGGGAGCCATCGAGTACCCCACTCACATATTTTTAAAAACGAAGGACGGAAAACTTTGGATTATAAATCGTGTCCGAAATTGCCTGGTCACTTTCCAGGAGGGGCACTAGCATGAGCGAAGAAAAAACGATCGTGGAAAGCCTAATCCCGACCAGCCGGCAGGCGATGGCATTCGCAGCGCCGGAGCGGAACATCCTATACGGCGGAGCAATGGGAGGGGGAAAATCGACCTGGCTTGCAGCATACGCCAACGAGCTCAGTCTTCGATACCCGGGAAATATTGGGTATTTATGCCGGCACGAATTATCGAGTTTTAAAAAGACAACCCTCCTCAGCCTGCAGGAGCTCATCCATTGGGAGCTCGTCCACCAATGGCACAAAACCGAAAATTTTATACGATACAAAAACGGCTCGATTATTTATTTTGGAGGGCTGGGGGATGACCGGCGGGCAATCGACCGGCTCAAGTCGCTTGAAATTGGATGGTTTGGGATCGACCAGGCCGAGGAAACGACGGAGCAATTTTTCTACATGTTAAGCAGCCGACTCCGACTCCGCACACAGCATGGGCTCCGATACAAAGCCCTCCTAACCGCCAACCCGGATCCGGGATGGTTAAAGCATCGATTCATCGAGCAGGACCTCCCGGACCATGCTTTTATACCAGCCCTGCCAAAAGACAACCCGCACCTCCCGGGAGATTACGAGGAAAATCTCCGACGGATGCTCCCGGAAGAATTAATCGCAGCCTGGCTCGAGGGGCATTGGGATACGATAGCAGCCGTCAACCAGATTTATAAAGACAAAGACATCATGGCAGCCCTGGGCCGAACCATCACCCCGCCCGAGGAGGAGCCCGAGGTCTACGGCATGGACGTAGCCGAATACGGAGGGGACGAATCGGTCATCGCCCGGAAAAAGGGCTTTAAATTTACCATCCCATTCGCGGAGCCGAATATCGACCCGATGGAGCTCGTGGGCCATTATGTCCGCCTGGTTAATTACGACAAAACCAAAAAAGTCCGAGTCGACGCGATCGGGCCCGGCAACGGGGTCTATTACCGGCTGAAAGAACTCGGATTCAACGTGGTCCCGATAAAGGGATCTGAATCGCCGGCCACAGAAATAAACAAGGAACGATACCGGAACAGGAAGACCGAATTATATTGGCAATTTCGCCTGATCCTCCCGCACATAGACCTCCCGGCCGAGGACTCCCTCCTCCGCAGCCAATTATCCAGCGCCCGGTACCGGACCACCAGCGAGGGGATCATCATGGTCGAAACAAAAGCCGAGCTCCGGCGCCGGAACCTCCCATCCCCCGACCGGCTGGAAGCATGCGTTTACGCGAATGCCGACACCGAGCTCGAGGACGACGAGGGGGAAGTTTATTGGGCCGGGATGAGCGATCTCCCGCCGGAAAGAAAGCCGGCCAGGGCGACCGAAAAACAAATACAGGAGTACAACGATGACGAAGGAAAAGTCTTCTTCTAGCGAAGAAATGGGAGAGGTTTTTTATATCCAAACCACCAAGGGATTATTCCCTCTGAGCAAACTCCAGGAATCCGAAAAAAGGGCAGCCTCGCAGCAAGTAACAGCGAAGCAAGAAAGATATTTGAGCGATCATGGCCTTATACCGCACCCGTTCACCGCCTCCAGCATCCTGGTCATGCAGGACAATTGCAGTTATTTTGACACGACCGTCCGGCAAATCGCATCCGACGTAGTCGGCCAGGGATATGAGCTCAAGCCCAGGAGGGAGGGGGAGGAGGACCAAAACGAAAAAGACGAGATCCAGGAATTCCTCGATGACCCGAACGAGGAGGAAGCCGATATCGTCGACATAATGAAGGAAAGCATCATCGATTGGGGCCTTTTTGGATGGCTCGGAATCGAAGCCTCCAGGAAAATCCCGGGCGACCCGACCTCCGAATTAAATGGACTTTGGCACGTCCCAGCCCACACCTTTCGCGTCCACAAAGACAACAACAAATATTGCCAGATTCGAAACAACAAAAAGGCCTGGTTTAAAGCCTACGGCTCGGAGAAAAACATATCGGTCCTGACCGGGGAGGAAGTAAAGGGGACGAAGAACAGCGCCAACGAATTGATTTTTTATAAAAGATATTACCCGGCCTCGGATTACTACGGCGTCCCGCCGATTTTACCGGCCGTCGGCAGCGTAATGGGATTGATCGGGATCCGGGATTACAACCTGAGTTTTTTTGAGAATTACGGGGTCCCGACAGCCCTGGTGATTTTGAAGGGCCGATGGGGAAAGGGCAGCGCGGAGAAAATCTCGCAATTCATCGACGTCGAAGTCAAGGGATCCGCCAACGCCCACAAAACCCTGGTCCTGAAACCGCCGGCCGGAGGGGAGGTAGAATGGAAACCACTCGTGACCAAGATCGAGGAAGCCGGGTTCAAGGTTTATATGAAAGCCCTCCGGGATGAAGTTTTGAGCTCTTATAAAATGCCCCCATACAGAATCGGGATAGCAGAAACCGGGAGCCTCGGCGGATCCGTCGCGGAGGAAACGACCAAGATATACGCGGGATCCATCGTGAGCCCGCTGAAGAAAGCCACCGCGAAAATCATCACCAGCAAGATCATCCGAAAGGGGCTCGGATTAGAGAAATATAAATTCGAATGGAAAGAGCTCGACACCCGGGACATGGACGCCTTCGTAAAAAGGCAGGAGATCCTATTCCGAATAGGCGCCATCACCCCCAGCCAAATCCGCGAGGAGCTCGGCTGGAAGGGATACGAGGGCGGAACCGACTACTATGTAGCATCGAATTATATGCCCATCGGACAGGAAGCGATGGTAAAGCGAGAACACCTCCTGACGGCAGAACTCGAAAATCTAAACGCAAAAATCGAGGAAGCCATCAGAAAACAAGAGGAGAAATAAGAGGAGAAAAAAATGCCTATTTTGTATTTTTTGAAAAACCCCCGGTCCACCCTGGCCGTCCAGGGAGTGATCAACGAAAAACTAATCAAGACGCTGGCCAAGGAAATAGGACCCATCGTCAGCGCAACCGCGATGGACGGAAAAGCCATCATCATCCCGGCCGATGAGAAATGCAACATTGCATATATCAAACAGATCACAACGGCCGAATTCGACAAGGCCCAGGCCGAAGTGAAAAAAGGACAGGACGAAGAAAAACGGATCGTCCGGCCGGAATTTAATCCAGGCCACAGGCGAATTCCAGGAGCAAAGAGAAAGAGATAATGTCAACCGAGCTCCATCAAATCCGCGAAGCCATAATCCACGCCTATAAAGCGACGAATGGCCCGCGTTTACGGCAGCAGGAGCACAGCCG